TGTGCTTCATCTCCAACAACGACATTAAATCTTGAAAAGTATTGACGCGGAAGTTTGTAGATTGATTGCCAGGTTGTAATGATTACCTGAGAGTCTGTTTCTCTTTCTTTTCCTGCGTATATCTTGTGGCAGTATGAACCCACATCCCATCCATAATCTGCAAAGTCTTTATACATCTGCTCTACAAGGGATGTCGTCGGAACGACTATCAGAGTATTTTGTCCTTTCTCAACGTAATATCGGACAATCGAATATATCATCAATGACTTTCCAGAAGCAGTTGGAGATATCAACAACTTTCGATTATGTCGTAAAGCGTCGTATACTCCCTCAACTTGGTATTCGCGGGGAGCGTACTTGCAAATAGAAGTCATATAATCTTTCACACCTTCTTTTGAGATGTGCTCATTTACCTCAAAGGGAAGACCATAAAACTTATTGTTTGTGAACTCATAAGTATAATCGTGATTTTCGCAGAAGCGAGTGACCTTATCTAAAAGGCCAGCATAAATCTCACCAGTTTGTGTATTGAACAAACGAATTTTTCCATCCCAGTGTCTGTTGCGAAACTGAGGCATAAACTTGGCACCTGGAACATCAAACGTGAACTGATCTGCAAGTTCGTAGTAAACGTGAGGTTCTGCCTTTATCTGCAAAAATACTTCATTCTTTTTAGATATAACCAAGTGTGACATAAGTTCATATCAATACAAAAATATTTATTGCCAATAAAAAAGAGGCATTTCTGCCTCAGTTAAATCCTGATTGAAATCGATGCCATTCCAGAGCATTCTTAATTTGAAAAGTTCTATTTGATATACATTTAATCACCTCTTCAAGAAACTTCAACATAATGTCATAGTATCTAATTTTTAGATCTATCTTATTCAGTTTCTCATCGGCGTCCATATGCCTCTGTAATGCTTCTTTATCTCTGACCTTGTATGGGAAAGGTTCTTCTTCATAAACCTCAATGGGTGCCTTTCCAGTGTAGTAGTTATATCGTTCAAGTTTTACCTTGCTATGAGTCTCTCTTGCCCTTTCGCGCAATAGCGTAATTGTATTATAAACTGTATAATACTTTGCATGAAGTTGTGGAATTTTTAAAGACTCATCGTGTAAGTTATCGGGATCAATGACAGAATCCTTCTGCCACATCTCCTGAATTTGATCAAGATCCATTAAATCGATGATGTAAGTTGATATACAGTATACTTGAAAGATGCCTCTGCTGTAAAGTATTGGACATCGGATGCTGCCGCATCAAAATCAAGGGAACTTAATGAAACTGGAAATAGATCCAAAAACTTAACTTTTGCAACTTCTTTAAAGTTACTATTCAAAACACGAAGGGTTCCGTCACTAAATTGCTCCTTCATATCTCTCTGATTATTGAGAGTTGTAAGATCTTTAAATTGAGTTGTAATTTCTGGAAAACCTAATCCAACTAACCAATCATAAATTGCAATATAATTTTCCATATTCTCATCAACTATAAATTTTATAGTCAAATCTCCATAATTTAATTTTTCACCAGGAACATCAAGATCTTTCAAGTATGTTGATTGTCTAGCAACATCCAGAGTAATTTGTGGTATTCTAGCACTGTTAGAGAAAAAATCTACCTTTGGGTATTTTGCCAAAGAAAATTTAAATCCTGTGACAGATAAAAAATTTCTATTACTGATTTGGTTTGCCCAATTGCAATTTGTCATTATTTTTTCTTAGTGGGAACTATTTTTGGAATACTCGTATCTACTTTAATACCAAGATCTGGAATTTTTGGTTTTGGTTTTTCTGGTTTTACCGGAGTTACATCTAAATTTCTAACTCCAAATTGCTTATAATCTTTGTATCCAAGATCTCTTGTAGTTTGTGTAGTTAAATCGTATTGACGATTTCCATGATAAGGACCCCTATCAACTACTGGAGCAACTACGGATCTTCCAGTTTTTGGATCTGTAATTTTGACCTTGCTTCCCAGTGGTAATTTTTTATGGGCAACTCCTCTTGTTGTTGGAGTTAATTTTTGACCAGACGCAGTTGGATTTCCATACAATCCAGGACCATATGAACTAGTTGATACTATGGCACCAAAAGGTAATGCTTCTGATATGAACTCTTTAAAAGTCTTCATTATCAGTCGTTAACAATGAGATTAAACCAAGTCTCACTCATACCATTGATGATATTATTTGCCGATTCTTTATCTTCTGCGTATCCTTCTTTAATAAGATGCTCAACAACCTTTTCGTAATTCTTATTAATTTCTTGCGATTGTCTAGGAGTAGGCTTCATTTTTCTACTAGTTTTATTTTTATTTAGATAAAAAAAGACCCCCTTTCGGGGGTCTGATAGATATGTGAATCGAGATCACATAAGGTTGGTAACCTTGACTCTTCTGTAGTAACGGTTTGCGTTACGTACCAGACCGTCGCCAGTGATAGCGGTTGTACCCTGTGAGAATGGGTTAGCAACGATACCATAACGGGTCTTGAAGCCAATCTTGGGCTGGAAGGTGTCCTCACCAACCGCACGTACCATCTGGAGAGGTACATATGGGCAATAGAACAGACCTGCATCATAAGGGGAAGAACCCTTATAACCAACCACATAGTACTGGTTAGCAGAAACGTTTGCCGAATAAGGATCGATATAAACACGATACTTACCTTGCAGAACACCAGCGAAGGTGTTGCCAGTGTCATCAACGTTCAGGTTAGCGTTGAGGGCTGGGGTGTAATCAAGTACACCAGCCATTGTCAGGGCGGAAGCAACGTCTGCGGAGCAGAGGATCATGTTGCCCTTTCCACGACGAGTTCTTTGTGCGATTGCGTTAGCATCGCGCTCGATCTGGAAGATAAGACCCTTGAACTTCTCAACTGACCAACGACCGTTGGAGTCAACGTCCAGGTCGAAAGTACCAGCGGTAGCAACGTTTGCCTGAGCACCAGACTCAGCAACGTTATAGATGGTACGGATAACTTCGCGGTTGATTTCTGCGAGGATCTCGGTGCTGAGGATGTTTGCAAGCTCAGCTTCTGCATTCAGACCGTGAATTGCCTTCAGGTCTTGTGCGAGTTCGAGTGAGTACTCAGCTTTCAGAGCACGTGACTTAGCGGTAACGGTGACTTTCTCGATTGAGAATGCCATCTCGTTGAAGTGACCCTCAGTACCGTCGCCAAGATTCTCAGCAACATCGGTACGCATACCCTGACCTACGTTGTAGGTTTGAGCATCGCCAGTTGCAGGGAAAGTAGCATCCAGGAGACCAGGATTGGTTCCTCTTTGGGCAGTAGTACCAAGACCAACGGTGCCGTTAGTCCAACCAGCGGTATTGTTGAGGTTGGTTGACTGTCCGGAGAATGCAGTATCTGCTTCGTTGAACAGTGCTTCGGTGCCGCTCTGGCTGGTGTACTTCGAACGCATTGCGAAGATGAGTCCAGTAGGACCGTTCATTGGTTGAACGCCAGCGAGGTCATAAGCGACCAGGTTAGGCATTGAACGTCTGATCAGGGAGATCAGAACTGGATCGAAACCAGCAACAGGAGCAGAAGCACCAGCAGAGAAACCAGGATTACCGGTTCCAGAAAGAGTGCTAACAGTAGGACCTTCTGAGAGGAATGCTCTCTCCTCACGGAGTTCTCTCTCTTGGTTTTCTAGCAGGATAGCGGTTACCGCTCTACGATGAGAATCTTTGATTGAATCAAGACCATCATAGTCGAGAATAGGTGCCCACTTCTCCTGCAGATGCTCAGCATTGAACATTTGCATTTGAATTTACCTCTTTTAAAAGTGTTGTTGTTTGATTATGATCTAAAAATCACTTTTTAGAAGCTCTTGCAAGAGTCTCTAAGTAAGCAGCCATGATTGGTGAAACAGATTCGGTGATCGTTTCATCAGATGATACTTCTTCTGAGAGATTCTCAGTTGCGCTTCTTTGAGTACCAGTGTTTGATGGGAAATATGATTCCCTCAGAGTTACTAGCTTCTCACGATAGTCTGCTTCACTGTCAAACTCAACATTTTCTGCAAGAGAAGCGAGTTTGTCTTTCTGAGAAAGTGCAAGACCCTCAGCGACATCTGCAAAGATTACATCAGCAACCGACTCGGCTAATCTTCTATTAAGAGCAACATTTCTTTGAATTTGCTCGTTGAGTTTTTCTTCCATTTCATCAAGTTTATCTACCATGCTCTCGATTACATCATATCTATCTTCAGGGATTGTTACATAATGATCTTCAAAAAGACCCTTCATTCCTTGAAGGAATGATTCGGTCATTTCGGTCTTAAGACCGTGCTCAACTGCGAGTGCATTCTCTTGGAACCACTCATCAGCAACATACTCAAGATATGCATCGACTCTTTCGGTGAGTTCCGATTTAATACCATTGAGTTCTTCTACAAGAGCAACTGCGTATGACTCTTGGAGAGACTCTTTGATTTCGGCAACTTTCGATCTGATCGCTGCTTCGAAAATGGTACGTGCCTTCTCTTGGAATTCCTCAGAAAGCTCCTCACCTTCGAGAAGAGCGTTAACATCTTCGTCGATGTTGAACTCTTCTTCTACTTCTTCTTCGGCGGTATCTTCTTCTGAATCTTCACCACCTTCCTCACCTTCGAGGTCGGTCTCTTCCTCTTCGGTTTCCTCTTCAATTACTTCATCTTCAATCTCAGTCTCTTCTGCTTTCATTGCTTTTGCATTAACAATGTCTCTTACCTGAGCAAGAGTTGCAGATGGGTCTTTGAGTTTGGAGGAATCGTCATCTGGACGATAATTTTCGGGAGTAGGACCACCCAAATCTTCGTACTCGATGCCAGTTTGTGGCATTGGATCGGCAGGTGCAGCCCCTTTGGTTACTACGTTTTCCATTTCTTGTAAATTTCTACCAACGGACATTTTTGTTTAGATTCTTAGATAATCTATATTTATTTATAAATTAAAGATTTGAAAGAAATTCGTTGAATAAATTCAACTTATGCTCTTCAAGTCTTTTTTGATCTACGAGAGTGTTAATTCTCTTCTGAGTCTGTTCGGCAAGTTTTTGGCGAAGAATACCACCTTCCCAAACCCACTCTTTACCTTCCATAATTCCCTGAACAAATGCATCAGGAGCAGAAGGATCAGCAACAATATCAGCGGCAGTTGCAAGCATAAAATCTTCGCCAACAATTTTATGACCTTCGTTGGTCATCTTTAATGAACCAACACCACGAGAAGAAACGCCAAGACATACACCTTCACCAATGAGAGATTTTGCAATCTTACCCATTGGAGTTTCGAGAAGTTGTGCTTTACCTCTAAAATTAGTTCCCTCGGAAGTAAGAGAAACAATTTTATGAGAAACGCGATCAAGATTGACGGTAGGACCATCAGGATGACCGAGTTCTCCGAGAGCACGACCTTTATCGATGAATGATTCGGTATACCTCTTTACCTCACGGGAAAGAGTTTCCATAGGATACATTCTTCCATTACGATTGCAAATATCACCTTGAAGGAAAACACCTTCAATATACATTTTCTTTTGTGATCCTTTGCCTTCGGTAATGAATTCTACCTTTTGAATTTCTTCTGTGATGAGTTTCATTTTTTTTAGTTTGTAAATCCTACTTTTGCTCCCAAAACAGCAGCATTTGCTGCATATACACAATGTGATGGTAATTTTTCTAAGAGTTCAGTTTGTAATCTTGGTAATGTAAATGACCCAATAACAGTTCCACCTTGTGTTTCAACTACTGTAATTAGATATTCTGTGGACGGTGCAGTATTAACTAGACGAACAACTGTTGCTGCACTAAAACTAGTTGCTGCTCCAGTTGTTGTTGGAAGTGCTGCTTCTGCTCCAAGAACTTTAATTCTATTGGCCATTATTCTTGATCCTCTGTTTCTTCTACTTCAGATTCGCCAAACATAGATGATGCTACGTAGGGCTTTGCGAGTTCAACTCTCTCTGCTGCTTTTGAATAAAGAATATCGTGAATTTTGTCACGAACATCCGATGCAGACGCATCAGTTGCGATCAAGTCGATAAGATCTTCCATAAAATTAATTTATTAATTATAAATTTATTTATATCTCAGCCTTTTTAGCATCTTTTTGCATTTGGGCATCAGTTACACTTGCTTGTGCATCTAGACTTGGTTCAGTCGGAACTTCACCCATTCCCATTGCATCTTGACCCATTCCTGCCATACCATTTCCTTCACCAGGTTGAGGTAATGGAGCACCGGTAATTGGATCAATCATCGAAGGATCTGGAAGAATTCCTTTTTGAATTTCATCTTCAATCTGCTCATCAATCTCAATAATTTCCGAATCAGTCTGGCGAAGAATTTTTTTCCTTACATATTCAGTAGAAAAATACTTTCCAATATAAGGTTCAATCGTTGCAAGTGTTCCTAAACGACCATTAAGAAGTTCTGATTCTTTGAGTTCTGCAAATTGATTATCATACAAGAAATCATATTGAATATGATCTGCCATCATATCCCAGTCTTCTGGACTGACGATATTTTTGAGAATCAATTGAGTTTTCAACATATCATTGAACATTTGAGCAAATCTCTTTCTCAAACGCCCAACAAACTTTGCAAATTTAAGTTCATCTCTTAAAATTTCTGATGAACGACCTAGATTGAAACCATCGCCACCACCTGCAATTCTTGACTCTGGAACTCCGAGTGCTCTATAAAGTTTTTTCTGGAAATATTCAATGTCAGCAAGTTCACCTAAATTCTGACCACCAGGTAAGGTTGTGATTTCAGTTCCTCTACCACCTTCTCTACGAGGAAGCCAAAAGTCTTCCATCATACTCATAAACTTGCGATCATCACGAACCTCACCAGTTGAGGCATCATAAACAAGTTTATTTCTGTAACGAGACATAACCTCTTTAAGGTATTGCTCCGCTTTTACCTTTGGGAGATTACCGACATCAATATAGAAGATTCTTCTTTCTGGTGCTCTTGATAATCTGTAAATTACCAAAGAGTCCTCAATCATTCTTAGTTGATTGAGTGCCTTGATTGCCTTGTGTAGATAAGAAAGGACAGTATTCTTGTTTCTATCTACAAGACCAGAAGTACAATATACAACTGAATCTTTTGCAATCTTAACAGACTTTCCGCCACCAGCACCGGAAATCATTCCTGTTGGATAATTTGGCGTTGGTGTGTATAAGAAATACTCTTCAAATTCTGGACTATGTGGTAATGAATTTTCTGTATTTCTTGAATTTACTCTAGCGTAAGGATCTTTATTATTTTTCTTTTCTTGACGAATATACTTCATCTTCATAGGATCAATGTATCTTAGATCCTGAATTCCTGCCTGGGGATTTTTAAGATCAATGACCTTTAAGTAATAAACTCTTCCATCGACATACCAATTTCTAAAAATCTCATGGCACTTTCTATCAAAGTCCATGATTTCTTTTAGATATCTAAATTCTTCTCTTATTTTCTTTTTGAGTGGTTCGCTGGCATTTAAATTTGAAAGTTCAATTTCTACCGGCGAATCATACAAATCGCTAACTAATGCTTCATTGACAACATCTTCAATGGCACCATCACATTCTGGGTGAAGTGCCATTTCTCTGTATCTTTTAATTAAATCATGCTCTGTTCGATAAACTCCTTCAATATCAACATATTGACCGTAAAATCCACTAGCAATATAATTATCAACCCCGTCCTCATTGGTTTGAGGAACGGGGGATACTATCGAAGGAGATTGGTTTTTGTTATCATCAATAGAAAAACCAAAAAGTTTTGCCATAGTATAATCTTTTGACTCTTTATTCTATTATTTAGTTAATATCCTCACCACCAGCATTTGTGCCAGTTCCTTTGATTGCTTCCCACCAGAGAACTTGAAGTTCAATGGTAAATTCTTCGATACCCTGAGCATCATAAGAAAGTTCAATTGGGGATACCTGAGTTGGGAACAGATCATACATTCTATAAGATCTTAGTACAGATCCATCACGGTCTAGTTGATAGACGTAAGCATCAGACTGATAATCTGCTGGGTTAGTTAGACCAGTGTTATCGGATAGTCTGTTGAAGGTGTTCATCCATTTTTCGAATGCCGAACGAATGGAGAAGTCAGTATCGTTAATTACGGTAACCGTCCAAGAATCAAAGGTTCTGTCTCCTGCAACTTTTAGAATTCTACCTCTAAATGGTACATCAATTGGAGCAACGTTTGATGCGGGCAAGTTAGCCGCCTTGATTAAGAATCTAGACTTTTCAACAGTTGTTGTATTTGGAGTAGCAGCATCTGGGAAAGTAAGAACAACCTCAAAGAGGTTAGGGCGAGCACCACCACCAGTTAACTTATTTTTAAAGTCGGTGATCTTCCTTAGTGGGGGTGGATTAATTTGATTTCTAGCTGGCATAGTTCTAAACCTCTAGTTTAATTAAACGGAACCGATTACTTCTTCAAATGCAACACCAGTTCTGGTGGCAATGAAGGTTAGACCGATGAAGTTAATCGATCTTGCTGGTTTGATGTAAATATCTGCGACGAATTCGTTCGCATCAATAATTTCCCCAGTGTTGTTTGTCTCATCACAAATGACAACATAATCAAAGATACCTCTCTTGGACTGGACATCGCGTAGGAAAGGCTCAACAATATTTACAAAACTAGTTCTTGTAATCTCATCGTTGAATTCAAAGAGGAAGTCCTTAGCGGCATAAGAAATTGCATCTTCGAGGTAGATGAAGAGTCTACGAACGTTGATTCTATCAAAGGCCGACGACTTACCATATCCAGTCTTATCACCGAAGAGAACAATTCCTGCACCTGGTGAGAAGATTACTGGGTTAATTCTGTTCGAGTACAGAATGTCTCTTTGTCTTCTACCTGGATTATATGCAAGTTTAACTGCATTTAGGATTGCTCCTCTTGAAGTTCCTGCGGGAGAGAACCATGGGAATTGTTGAATGTCAGTTCTAGCACAAGTTCCGGCAATGTCACCATTCAGAGGTACATATCTGAAAGTATCATTAAACCTGTCATACATGTACTTATAACCACTATCAAAGATTCCATAAGTCGTTGAGGTTATTGGTGCATAGAAACTTACAACATTGTCTGTAATTGTATCAATGTTATTTACAGTTACCGTTCCAACAGAAGAATCATTGAGGAATGCTTGTCTATATGGAGAAATAAATGCAACAGCATCTTTTCTATATTCTGCGGTAGCAATACAAGAGTTGGCGAGTGCCTGTGCTTGCTCTTTCGTGTAATTTGCAGAACCCATTAGAATGAAATCGACTTCGATTTCTTCTGTATTTTCAAACAGTTCAAGTCCACTTACAATATCATCTAGTCCAGAATATAATGCTCCTGTTGTCAATAAGTCAGTTTTTCCTTGATAGTTTAGACCACCAGCAAGGGTGTATGTATTAGATCCAGCGCCAGCAAAAATTACGTTCTGTGCTGGTTGATCCCATCCAGCATCATTATTAAGTTGAAATTGTGCTGCGCCATTTCCGGTAAATCCGGTAGTAGTAATTCCAGTTGGCTCGGAACCACCAAATACATATCTGGAATTGGTTTCTAGATACTTTCTCCAATAAGAAGTGCTTCCTACTGAATATTCTGCATCACTTGCTTTCGAAAGTGCAAGGTGCTTCTCTAAAATCGTACCAGCATTGCCAGTAACCTCTCCCCTGTCATCAATAATAGCAATATGAATCTCATCAAATCTTCCACCTCTTCCAGCAACAAATGCAGAAGTACCAGGTCTATTTGCAATTGAGTCCCAATCAATCTTACCTACACTTAAAGTGATTGATTGATTCTCAAACCAATCTTTCTCACCAGTATATGCTCTTGATGTAAATGCAGTTCCAACACCATTTGTGTGGATAGCAACTGTACCTGTTTGTGGGAGAGCATATACGCCATTTTGCTGGTAATCGGTATTTACCAGACTTCCCGTTGCAGTTACAACACCAACCAACTTAGTTGAGATTTGACTTGCACCAACTTCAGTAATAACTCCTTGGAAATAACCACCAATTAATGATGTAATTCCAATTCCAGGTAAAACTGTTCCATTTGGAATTGCAACAGTAAATCCGTATCCAACTTGTACGTTTGTTGTCGTAATACCAGTTAAGATTTGATCTGCCTTTCCATCAATAATTGCAACTTTTATTCCATTTGCCCAAGTTCCTGGGTTTTTGGCGACAAAAGTAAAGTTTGGAATAACATTTAAATCATATCCCAACTGAACATAATGCTCTTCACTTTTAATCTTAATGCTGCTGCCAGCACCAACGAAGGAATTTTTTAAATATTGATCATCTGCTCTTGCAACTCTCATTATGCCGCCATAGGCGAGATAAGATGATGCAACCATCCAGTGCTCATAATGCTTATCGACCGAATATGGCTGACCAAAAGTTTGATAAAGGTCGTTCTCGTTTTCTATGAGTTGAGGAACTCCAACTGGTCCTTTCGCAAAAGGAGCTGCAATAGCGGCAATTGACCCAGAAACTGGATCAATTCTCCCAATAGTTAAATCAACCTCTCTTACTAGAATTCCAGGAGATGCTAAATTTAGAGGCATCTTTATTCTCCATCCAGAATTAATCTAAAAATATTTATGAAAAAGCCTATTTTCATTGGGGAAACAGTGCGTGAACAACTACCAATCTGGATATTCCCAATTTATAATCTCTAAATTACGCTTTCTTTTTTATATAATTCTTCTTTTGGTACACTCTTTACATTCATATGCATATGCTGATGGGAAAATACCTCTTCCTTTTCTAGTAAGATAGAAATCATCTATCAGACTTTTAGTCTTTTTGCAGACTCTACATTGGCGTTCTAAAAAAAGTAAATGTTGTGTGTTAAATTGATCGTCTATGTCTATATCAAAATCCATTATTGATAATCCCACATATAAGACCTATCTCCATATTCATCTAAATTCCAAACTTCTAAATTATTTCCTTTTGTTGATGCACTCATCCATCTATCACCTGTTTTCTCATCAATAAAGATATCTTCATCCAAACCATCTAAAATAAATCCAAATGGTGCCATATCTTGTTCGATCTGATTCTTCTGCTCCTCATAAATTCTTTTACGAACATCATTGTCCGTCATTTCCTTGAAGTAGTCTTGTGCAACTAACCAAGAGAAAATAACAAGACACATTGCCAAGTCATCATTACATCCTTCTTCTGCTTCAAATGAATTATGCCTCTGTGCAAATGTTGTAAGTTCTGATATAATGTCATAATCGACAGTCAGTAACTTATCGTCTTCCAATAAAGTTTTTAAGTTAGAACATCCCAACTTTTTTACAGCAGAAGTCATTCTCACACCTAATTGCGATTTCTTCCCACTGAATCCAGATCCAACAATTTGACCAGCACGACCACGCATAGCACACATCAGAACATTATCATATTCAAGATCAAAGTGAAGAATACTTGCAACCTGATCACCAATATCATTAACTTCAATTAATAACCAAGAATCATTATATGCCTTTGCAACTTCGTGAATAATGCTAGGAAATAGCATCGGTTTAATTTCGTTATTTCTATATTTTGCTACAACCTTATATGGAAATTGAGTGATATCAAAAACAATAAAGGCAGAATAATCATTACCTAAACCACGAGCAACGTCAACTGTAATCAGATAATTATTTTCTTCTATTGGATTTTGATAAATGTCCAGTCCAGCATTTCTTTTTAATGGATCTTCATATACAAGATTTCTAAGTTTTGATGGATTGATTAGGGTATTAACCGAACCTAAAAATTCACATTCAAACTCAACTTTGAATTGTTGTTCGGAAGTGTTGGAAATTGTCTGTTCTTTCCACGCTTCGTCTCTTCCAGGAACTTCTGACCAGTGAACATCAGTAGGAACATATTCGTTCTTTCCACGCTCAGAGTCGTGCCACATACGGTAGAAGTGATTCATACCGCGTGGCGTTGAAACGATGATTACCTTCGTGCTTTGGCCAGAAGAAATAGTAGGATAAACAGAGGCAAAGAAGTCATCAGCAATGTGATTTGGAATGAACGCGAATTCGTCCAAAAAGATGACATTATAGGATCCGCCTCTGACAGCAGATGAAGAAGTAGAGTTTGATGAAATTTTTGATCCATTTTCTAGTTCCAGAGAACCCTTGTTCCAAGATATAATACCTTGTTGCATCCACTTGGGTAAGTTTTCATAAGCAAGTTGTAATCTTCCAAGTAGGTCCCTTGCAGTAGATGCTTTGTTCGCTAGAATAGCTATATTAACGTTGTCGTTGAATACGGCATAATGTAACAAATATGAAACACAAGTTGTAGATTTACCTGTTTGACGAGGCATCTTGCAGATGTTAAATCTGTTCTTGTGGAAGTTTTCAATTAACTTCTCTTGAAATGGATACATCTCAAAAGGAACAAGACCGTGATCAAGAGACACGATCTTAATATAATTTCTTGCAAAATATACAGGATCTTCTTTACACTTTAAGAACTCAACAACTTGATGTTCAGTGAATTCTATTGGAGTGTTGGCTTTTTTGAGCAGAGGATTGCCCAAATAAACATCACTAGACATATTGATACCCCCTTTCTGGACCCCAGTGTTTCATTCTATAAGATAATCCCTGTATTGTTATACCCACATCATCTGCTGCTTCTTGTTGGGAAACATATACTTTTCCATTTATAGAAACTTTCTTACTATTGGGATGTTTTTCTCCACCTTCATACTTATGACCAAAAGAGCGACCTTTCAGTGCCTCACTTTTCTTTCTACAAGTTTCTTTACTGTGCTTCCTACCAATATTTTTTTGAGTTGCCTTATTTAAATTTTCCATAAACCAAGCATCATTATGCCATCCATACTTATGTGTTTCTCTACTGCAAACATATAAATGCTCCGGTATATCTTTTCCACCTTCACATCTTGGTGGGAAATGATGAACATCCATACCTCTCATTTGTTCCCAAGTCAATCCCCAATTTTTACGAGCAATATTTCTTACTGTTTTAGGACTTAATCTTTCTCTTGGAACTTTAATAATAGCAGACACATTTCAATCCCAATCTAAAAATATTTATACAAGATAAACTTCACTCATAATTTCACCTTAATAAATTTCTCTCCACTGAAGTGATGCAGCAACTTGAGCAGCAGCACCAGCACTAGTTGATATTGTTCTTACAACAATCACATAAATTTCTGAATTTGTTGAGTCTAAGTTTTGAACAATAATATTTTTCTTTGCTGTTGTGAGTGCCCCGGAAGCAACTGGGGATAGTGAGTTTTGAGATGATCCTGATGGCACATATCCAGAAGCAAATACCTCACCATCACTATATGTTGTAGCATTGATACAATATTCAACACCACTATTATCAGAAGCAGAAGTCCAAGTTAAAGTTCCAGCATTACTCAAATACGCAGAACTTGGAAGTTTTGCAATTTTATAAACAATACTATTTGTCTCTGCATAAAGAGAAATATTATTTAATCTAACTGATATTCTGTTTGGATATCCTTGGAAAGTATTTTTGAGACGAATAGCAACTAATGGAAGTTCTGTTCCTCCTGGAGTTGGAACTGATCTTGTAGTTAGCATTGTGTATGCAAAGTCAACGCCGCTTTCTACATAACCACCTTCACTTGCGACAGTTGAACAAATCTGGTCAAATGATGCTCCAATACCAACACCAGTATTTCTTATCTCACAACGAACTGGTAAGTTTGGATTTGCAATATAAACTGTTGGATTGTTATTAGAATGA